TGTCTACGGTGGCGTGGATACCCGTCCGTGGACGATTAATACCATATTTGAAGTTGGCATGACATGTGTCGATACCACAGACAATACGTTCTGGGTATGTAGTGTGACACACACAAGCGCGGCATCACCAACGACATTCGCTGCGGATCGAGCAGCTCATCCTACATATTGGGCCAGAGTAGTTGTAGGCGTAGCTCCAAGAGGTGAGTGGGACAACGATACGTTGTATCTGCCTAATGATATGGCCACGGATTCGATTGAAGGTATCATTGGCATATGCATAGATCAGCACACAAGCTCGGCAGTTCCTGCCACGATGCGAGACGATGCGGCACACTGGTCGTTTCTTACTGACTTCGGATCACAGGCTCTCACTGCGGCTGACATCGGCTATGATAACGATGTCTCAGGAGCGATTGGAGATACGGTACAAGAAGCTTTGGATGAAGCGTTTGAAGCCATTGGATTGAACACGAGCAACATAAGCTCTCTGACAACACGAGTTACTAACATTGAGAGCGTGAACTCGGTTCAGGATGGAAGAATACTCACACTCGAAACATCAGTTAACGATTTGCAATTGGACGTTGCGGCCCTTGAAGGGGCTGGATACATCACCGATGCACCAGCGAACGGAACAGTTTACGGTCGAAAAGACCATGCGTGGGCACTCATTCCGCCTAGTGGCATAACTGACGCACCAGTAGATGGGAAGTATTACGCTCGCAAAGATGCTGCATGGGCACAGATCGATACGGCGAGCGTGTTGGTAAGTGATATACCTCCTACCGCAGCGGATAACGCGCTATGGTGGGAGAACGATACGGGCAGATTGTTTATCAAATACAATGATGGCGATTCGTCGCAATGGGTCTTGGCTACACCTGAAACAAGCGCAGGTTCGTTAAGTGCTGTGACGTATGTGCCTCAGATATTGACATCGTCACAGAAGTCACAAGCTCGCGCTAACATTGATGTACTGAAGAAGAACTACATTATCAATGGCGCAATGCAGGTGTCGCAGGAGAACGGCGCGACGGCAGTAACAGCTAATCTCACCTATCCCGTCGATATGTTCTACCAAAACTTCGGTCATAGCGGCACACAGGCCGCCGCGCAGATTGCAAGCGTCACGCCAGCCGGTTCGCCTAACCGGCTCCGCATCGAAGTCGGTACGGCAGACGCGGCGGTGGCAGCGGGCGACTACTCCATGATAACTACTGTAATTGAAGGTCTACGGGGAGCTGATCTCAAGGGCGGTACGGCGGCGGCGAAGACGATAACGCTACAGTTCGGCGTCAGAGCGCCAGCTGGAACGTACTGCGTAGCTATCGCGGCGCCGTCAGGGCGCATCTACGTCACTGAGTACGTCATCGCCGCCGGTGAGGCCAATACCGACGTGGTCAAATCGGTCACTGTTGCGCTCGATACGAGCGGCCCCGCATGGCCGGTGACCAATACCGGTTGCTTCAACGTGTTCTGGACATTGATGGCCGGCAACACTTTTCAGACAACCGCCAATACATGGACCTCCGGTAATTTGTTCGCTACGTCGAACCAGTTCAACTTCACGGGCACGGCAGGTAATCGGTTCGAGCTGTTCGACGTCTCGCTCACCGAAGGCACCGTCGCACCGCCGTTTCAGGTGCCGGACTATGCGGACGAACTGGATCGGTGCAAACGTTACTGGAAAACCAACCCGGAGCTTCTGGGGCACTGGCAGGAAAATTCGGCAACACAGGCCCAGTTTTTTGTTGCGCATTCACCGCCGATGCGGGCGGCCCCGACGCTTACGGTCATCGCTACGGCCAACAGAATAGCTCGTCGCGGGGTCGCTCTGTACAATGTCGGGGTTCTCACCGCGTCGAACAACGGGCCGATCGGTTCGTTTATCGACATCAATACGGCGTCAGCCGCCATCAACGTCCCGGCAAATCTTGTCGCCGACACAATATCTTTTAGTGCGAGGCTCTAATGGCAGCACTTAACTTCCCATCGTCGCCAAGCGTCGGGCAAACCTATCCTAGCCCGGCTGTCAGCGGTCAACCTGTGTACACATGGGACGGAGAAAAGTGGGTCGGTGGCACAGGTGGAGGGAACATCTACATCGCTGATAGTGCTCCAGCAGCTCCGGTGGGAAGTCTGTGGTGGGAAAGCGACACAGGGACGCTCTATGTTCGGTACAATGACGGAAACTCGATTCAGTGGGTGGCGATCTTAGGACCGAGCACACCTCCTGCACCGAGGAAGAACTACATTGTCAACGGCGCGATGATGGTGAGTCAAGAATTTGGTTCAGCTGCGGTCGCCACCAACAACTATGTGGTTGACCAGTTCTTACAGCAGAGCACCCACGGCGGCGTGACTACTCAGCAACAAGTTGCAAGCCCAACGCCGGGCGGATCACCAAACCGCATCCGCGTCACGGTGACAACTGCGGATACCTCGGTAGGCGCAAGCGAATATTTGCAGTTCGCTCATCCGATTGAAGGGTTGCGCGTCGCCGATTTGCGGATGGGGACGGCTTCAGCCAAGACGGTGACGTTGCGATTTGGCGTGCGCGCACCGGCAGGGACTTATTGCGTTTCATTCCGCAATGGCGCGACTAACCGCACCTATGTCGCCGAGTATGTGGTGACGGCGGGCGAGGCCAACACCGATACGATGAAATCGATCACCGTCGCGCTCGATCAGACCGGGACGTGGGCGAGTGATAATACTCAGGGGTTAGGCATTCTCTGGCAATTGCTATGTGGCTCAACTTGGCAGACCGCAACCCCCAACATTTGGCAGGCTGCGGCCTTTAATGCCACGGCCAACCAGTTCAACTTCATGGGTACGGTTGGCAACACCTTCGAGCTATTCGACGTCAGCTTGACGGAGGGCACGGTCGCGCCGCCATTCCAAGTGCCGGATTATCCGAGCGAGCTGGCGCTGTGCCAGCGGTATTATGAAAAATTGGGTACGGGTCAGATAGGCATGGGGCAGTGCGCCACCACCACCTCGGCGGTCATTCACCTCCAATACGTTGAGAAGCGCGCTTTGCCGACACTAGGCGCGACTTTGCCACTCACCGTTTACAACGCAGGCACCGGCACTCTCGCTGTCACAAGCGTCACTGCTAGTCTGGTTGCCCCAACACCCACCCGCGCAGAATGCGTCGCTAACGTCGCAAGCGGGCTTGTCGCCGGGAATGCCACCCATTTCATGACGCTATCGACCGGTTTTATTTCGCTCAACGCGAGGCTCTAATGGCCGACTATCAACTCACCCAATACGAAGAACCCTGTGCCGGGCTTTGGGTTGATTTTGATCTCATCGCAAATGCGAGGCTCTAATGGCATTTGATTTTCCCAGCTCCCCGACCGTGGGTCAAGTATACAGCGGTTATGTATGGGACGGCGAGAAGTGGCAAGTGCAAGGTGCGGCCACATCTGGAGCGGTGAGATATGATCTCGCCCAAGGGTTGTCATCTAATCAACAAGTTCAGGCTCGCAGCAATATAGGAGTGACAAAGAAGAACTACATCATTAACGGTGGCATGCAAATCTCGCAGGAATATGCCGGCGGATCGGTATCGTTCATGGGTATAAATGCATACCCCGTCGATATGTTCAACTGTACTGGCGGCACCTCAGGCGGCATAACGGCAAACGGCCAGCAAGTCGTCGGCGTCACACCGGGCAATGCTACGCACCGACTGCGCGTTACCGTCACCGCTGCCAATGCAAGCGTTCCGGCGGGCGACAACGTGCAGATCATGCATCCCATCGAGGGCACCCGTGTCGTCGATCTGCAATCCGGTACGGCAAACGCCAAGACAGTAACGTTGCGGTTCGGAGTCAAAGCCCCAGCGGGCACTTACTGCGTCTCGATCCTCAACGCCGCCGCCAATCGATTTTACATTGCCGAGTATGTAATCAGCGCGGGAGAGGCCAACACCGACATAGTTAGAACCATCACGCTGGACCTCGATAAGACAGGAACATGGGACTGGAATACCCTTAGAGGGCTCGACATTCGCTGGTGGCTGCGCGGCGGCTCGACGTTCTTCGGCACGCCCAACGTCTGGAGCGCCACGGCGGCTTACATCACCTCCAACCAGTTCAACCTGTTCGCCACCAACGGGAATATTTGGGAACTGTTCGATGTAGGGCTCTACGAAGGCCCAGTTGCTCCACCGTTCCAAATGCCGGATTACGTCAGTGAAATGGCGCTGTGCCAGAGATACTTTCAAATGTTTGTCAGCATGATCCATGCCGGGTACAGCGGCACTGGCGTCGGTTTCTACAGTCAGATCACGTTCCCGCTCATGCGCGCAGCCCCAACCTTAACGCCAACTGGTGTAGTTTATAATAACTCCTCAACGTTCACGGTCAACGTAGGCACGGTTAACAGCTACAGGGCGAATGCAACCATAACTACTGCGGGTTTGGGCTATGTGACGTACAACGTCCTACTAAATGCGAGGTTATAACATGTCTGAATAT